AGTCTCAGATAGGATGTGGACATCATCCTGCGTGAGAGAGACGGACGATCTGACTCTGAAGCGTGAACCTTGTGGGCTCTTCTTCGCAATTTCTATCGTCTTAGCGAGGTCTCCAGCCCAATCGATCGTCACAAAGGGACGTGGATTAGGAAGAGGACGTGAATTCACAGTCCACTCAGAAGAATTCTCTATTTCCCAAAGAAAGTAGCTATGGTCTAATTCTTCAGCATAATTCTGTTGAATCGGTGTACCAGGATAACCTATCCACGGCTTTCCGTCACGGTATCCGAGGAACTGCTTCTTGTGAATGTCACCCAACATGCAGAATTCATATTCCTTGAAGAACTCTGCATTGACGATCTCATCGTCTATGTTCCAACCTGTCTCTGTGAGTGAACCCTGGACAGGGCCGTGGAAAGTGGCGATATTGATGTCGCCAGGAACTGGGGTAACGTCCTTCCAGCCTTCTTCGTCAAAACATGAGAAAACACACCAGTTGTATCCTGGTGCGAAGTTGTAAGTCCCACTCTTCTTGTAGAGGAAGACACGTGGGTTCTTCATGGCCTCTACAATGGGAGTGACGGCGTCTTGACGAGACAGGTTCGACAGGTTTCCATCGTGGTTTCCGAGGACCATGTGGACAGGTGCAACCTTGGACATCTCGTCGAGCCACCATGTGAGGAGCTCGATGTACTCAGGCGAGATTCCTGTCACCTTCGTGTGAAAAATGTCACCGCCGATGAAGATGTGGTCGACTTTCTGTGACCTGCAATCTTCGATGAAGGCCTTGAAGACCTGTCTGTATTCATCGTGGCGGGAGAGGGCGCGGATGTGGACATCCGCGGTGTGGGCTATTCTAAGCATACTATTTGAATAGTATACCGTAGAATTCAAATGTTCATTAAGACCTTGCTGCTCTTGCTGCTGCCTTCACAGCAGAGGGGCCAATCTCTTCAGCAGCTTTAGCAATTGTGCGAGCAGTGCCTATTGCCTCAAGTCCTTCCTTGCCAGCATGGACTGCTGTATCTGAAAGATCTTTAGCGACCTTGATAGATTCCGATGAGGCATTCTTCAGAGAAGATACGAAGTTTTCAACCTGATGAAAGATGTGGGGAATTTCTTGAACGATGGCCGCAGCGATGACTGCAAATTTGAGGCCGTTTGTCGCCATCTTTCTCTCTTCCTTGCCTTCTTCACTAAACAATTCATCGTATTTGAGAGCTTCATGTGTTTCTTTGCCCTTGGCCTTTGAGATTCCCATCTTCGCAGCGTGTAGAGCTCTATAAGCTGCATACTGAACAGGTTTTGGAAAGAGAACATTTTCCAATACGTACTTTTCAAGTTTCTCAATAGCGTGTTCTGCTTTGATGACGTACTCCCTTAGGTCATCCAGGCCGAGAAATTTGCAGAACATAGCCACACCCTTTAAGACGAGAACAATGAGTCCGCAAGTGCTGACAAAAGTCTTGGTTGACAACCACCAAATTCCGGCGGCGGCACCCAATATTGATTCATTGAGGACGTCAGCACCGTACTTCTGATTGTACTCTTCTTCGATGAGGATCATGCTCATGCGAAATTCGTGAACGTCAAAACCTTCCTTGACGCTCGCGCCTTTGGCAAGTTTTGCCATGTCGACGTCACCAAGAGATTTCAAATCCTTGAGGGCATCACCGAATCCTATGGTTCCAACGAGTTCCTTAAGAGGAACTGCACCCTCCTGAGACTTGAACGCAGCAAAGAACTTCTTGAGGCTCTCAGGGTCAAGTGTGGACGTGACCTTTTTTATCTTCTCTAGAATCTCGTCAGACTTCTCGAGGACTGCGGCCTTCGCCTTCTCACCGAGCTTCTTGAAGGGATTCTTAAGAGAATCGAGGAAACCTTCCTGGACGAGGTACTGACGAGCTAGCTCGTCCCTTATGATCCTACGTAACTTGGCCTCAGTGATGACAGATCTGTTCTTCTTCTGCATGTCTCTAAGTATTCATCAAATTCCTAGAGATGACGTGCTAATTACCCTGTTGAGCTTGATGAGGAAGTTGTCGTTCCAGTCGTGGTGGCGTGCCTCGCCCAGTGCGATCTCGAACTCCGCGCGGGACATCGAACCAGGATCTCCCCAGGGGCGAACGTCCACGATCACCACATCGATGTCGTACTCCTGAAGTTTCTTCGCGATCTTTGGGGTCTTCCTGTCCCACATGTCGCCGTCCATCGCCAGGGCCACGGGCGTTCCGTGGAGGAGGATTCTATTGAAGAGTTCGTGGCGTTCATCGAGGTCTGAACCTAACATCGCGGTGGTGTTCTCGGGGCACTTCACGAGGTCGAAGGGACCCTCCACGAGGACTATCTGGCGATCCCACTTAAGGTTGATCTCGTTGAAGATGATGGGGTTCTTGTCCACCTCAGGGTTATCGTACTTGGGGCGCCGGTCCTTGTCGATCGCCCGGGCGGTGAAGTAGTTGAGTTCGCCTTTGAAGTTGAAGGAGGGCATGAGGACACGCCTCTTCCATCGGGGTTCGTTGGAGATACCGAACTTGAAGTACCACGCATCCTTCTCCGTGAGTCCGCGCCCGAAGAGGTAACGCCAGGTCGCCTTCACGTCGGGATCGTTCTGGTTGGCGAGAGGGAGGAGGGTGAAATCTTTTGGGAGTTCGAGTCTCTGTACTTCGTTCTTCTCCCCCGTGACCAGTTCACCGCTCCCGCCGTCAGAGATCCCCAGGACCTCCTTGTACTTCGCGAGTTGTCCGGGTGTACCGTACTTGCGGATGAGTGGGACGAGGTTCCTCGCCTTGAAACCACAGACCCAACAGTGGCACCTGTCATCGTCCGTCCTGATCGCCAGTTTCTTCTTGGAGGGATCCGAGGGCGCGCAGATGGGACACCGGACATCGAAGTTCCTCCCGTTGCCTGCGAGGTGTCCCTTGCCGAACACCGACTCGATGAACAGGAGTTTATCACTGATGCTGAAGATGGCCACGGTATAACCGTACCACACACGCGTTCAACTGTTCACAAATGAGAAACGCCTCCGAAGTGGAGGCGTTTTTGATCGGAGGATCGAGTAACTCAGTTATCTTCGACGAGATTCACGAAAGAATCTTCATCGTTTATCGATTGTGCGCCGCCCATGAGTTCCTCGTCAAGATCTCTAGCGAGAGATTCGAGTTCCGACCTGCTACCATAGGAGAGGAGGGAATCGTACTCTGCGGAGTATCCATCGCCCTTGTCGAGGGCGTTTGCAGGTTCGAACGAGATGGTCTTGTACTTCTTTGCCATTCCCTTGACCATGCCAACGAACTCCTGAACAGACATGTCTGATCCTTCGGCGTGCGCAGAGATCTCTGGGATTTCGAAGGAGGCATCTGCCTCTTCGACCATCTCTCTGAGAGCGCGTTTCTTGGATGACTTCATAACCTTCTGAACTTCTTCTTTGATGATACGACGGAGTTGTGTTGCAGTGAGCTTCATGATCGGTAATTATTTCCTCTCCTCTAATTAACTATCTGGTTTTTTGTTTTTTGAAAATTACTTCTTTGCTAGACACGCAGCACGAGCGATCACGTATGCATCGGTGGCATCTCTACTCCATCCCACGATCGCTCCTGATTTAGGTGTGAGTGGCCACACCACGTGTGACAGGTCGTGTTCGCACATGTGTTTGAAGACCTGCTCCTTGTGGGGCATGCCGGCCACCGAGGTCTTCTGCAACTTCACACCACATAACTTGCGGGCATGGGCAGCCGAAATGTATGTAGGTTCGAGACCGAACACCTCTCGACCGATGTATGACACGATGCCGTTGAATCGCATCAGAGTGGTAATGGTGGCTGCAGAACTCATACCCTTGGAGAATCCGAGGAGAGGTTCCTCGAGGGCGAAGCCCGTTATGGAGGGGAATCTCGTCTTGAGAAGGAGGAGATCCCGTTTCACACGATCAGCCTTTTCCCATAGAGACACGCACTTCTTAAACTCGATTCGATCGAGGTGGGCAATGTGGGAACCGGTCCCGTCTGGCTGGAGGGCGGGGTCCACCACACATACTCCGGTGACGGAAGTTGAGACGTCGAGACCGAGGATAAGATTCGCCATGGGAGGATTGTTCATCCAGATGACATCCAGTAAAACTTTCCTATAAAAGACCCAGTTCCTTTAATTGGACTTCTGTCATTATTCTGTAGGACATTCCACGTTCTGAGCACCACAGCATAGCAGCAGTCATTTTCTTCTTCACAGTGAGTTGTTCCAACTTTCTCTTAGGTTTGACTTCGATTAGTTCAGACCGGCCGTCTTTATACTTCACAAGGAAATCTGGGTAGTACTTGCGAATCTTCTTGGACCTCACGTTGGACACGTACTCTATTACGGTCTTCTCGTACGACCAGGACTCCACGTCAGGGTGGGCGTCTAAGAATATCATCACTTTAAGTTCCCATGATGACCTAAATTTGCAAGTACCTGCGATCGGAGAGGTGTAGGTGCCTCTTATATAATGTCCTTTTTTCTTACGTTTCTTTGTCTTCTTTGGCATATTTCCACACAAATCCGTTACATTTTTTTGATCTTCCTCTAATGCAAGCACTTATTGCAGCTGAAGTCACACCTTCAAATTTTGCTGCCTCAGTAATCGACATGAATACTTGAATTACTTGTTGATCTTCAGAAATTTTGTGTACCGATTTTCTTCTACTGCGTAATTTCTCTCTCAATTCTTCAGAAAGATTTTTCATTGCTTCTTTGGTTTTTTCTTTGTGTTTTTCTTTAAAAGATTCGTCGCTAAATCTTTCGATAGTTGCCGTTCCGACTTTTTCTTTTGATTTCTCAGAGAGTTTTCTTCCGATTGACTTTTTTCGTATTTTGTCTCTAGTTTCTACGGAAAAAAATCTTCCTTTTCTGCTTTCACTCATTTTCTTTCTTGTCTCTTCGGTGATCAAAACTCCTACCATTCCATCACCGCCATGCGTCATGTTGTAACCACGACGAGAATAATGTGATTGACATTGATCAATCCACAGTTTTTCAAACTCTAAAACATCGTCAGGAGAAATTCCTTCTTGTAGAATTTCATGAATCCACGAGTCTTCCCCGTGCTTTCTAATGGCCTGATGAAAAACAGTATTTGAACCATCTTGAGCACTTTTACAATGCTCGATCCATCTTCTTTGCATCGTCTTTTTTGTCAAAGTGTAACCTACGTAAGATTTTCCAGTCACAGTTGATGTATGTCTATAAATTGTATACATGACATAAATATCATGTTGATTTCAATCTGGGTGGTAGCTTGTTAGCTAAACCTAAAAATCTAGCGTTACCTTAAACAGAATCTTGTCTCCTTCTCGTTTTATGATTGGCTGGGCGAGCCGAGCCTTCGCCACCACGTTCATATTCTCGTCGTGGAAGTTGAGGCCCGAGATGTAGACGAAAGGATCTTGGTCTGTAGGATCACCAGAAGCTTTTAGCTTTGAGGAATTCTCGAGATACGTGGCGTTAGAAGATGAGTTAAGCAGACCTGACGGTGCCAAGATCTCATATTTCTGCGTGTATATGTTGTGAACACCTTTGAAAGACATCTCATACTGATGTTTTCCAAAGAAGTAGAGGTGTGGGCTCTTGATCAGAACAATTCCTTCATCATAGAAAATGTTACCAACAGAGTTCTGTGTCGCGGGAGGAGTGGAAGAATCTGCTCTGTACAGATTTCCCATATAATCGTCCTTTAACGTGACGGAAATGGACCCAGCAGAACCTGATAAAGAAGAATCCGTAATGCTGAAGCTACCAGGCTGTATTCTTCTTCCGTAGTAAAGATTACTGATGTTAAAAATCGTCACTTGATTAGAAGACGGATCTAGTGTCCTCTGATAAATGGCGAGAGGCACACCTTGCTGCAGTCCTCTATCAAAGTCTGAGTCTTGAGTCAATGAAGAAATGGAACCGCTTAAAGTCTTTATGTAGTTGTTAAATGAAAGTCCTGGTGCGAGTCCAGGAAACTCTGGAGTTGGTCCGTACAGAGTTGTCACATAGTCTTCAGGTACTTCTGAATTGACTCCTCCAGCAATTAGAGATGCCGACGTTACCAAGTTGTCTAAGTTAATGAAACTGTAGTCTACAAATCCAAAACTGTCTGTGAATTTGTTCTTATAAGTTTCTCTTTCTAGCAACTCATAGTTGGGACTAAAGTTACCGTCATCACAGGGAAGAATTGTCAAGTTTCTCTTAGCGACTTGAGGGTCACTGTATAACACAGAATTAGCAGACTCATCACTAGTTGTGTAGTTTAATGCGGAGGCAGAGAGTGCCAAAAGTCTTGGAAATCTTCCCGTCGCGAAGTCTTTGGTAAAATTTTCAAGGTTTATGTAGTGACCGTCGACGCCAAACGACATTGCCACATTGAAAGGATCGTCCGTAGTTCCGTCGATCGACAGGTAAGGCGTCTGGAGAACTCCTCCTAGACCGTTTATGTTTCTTCTAATTGGTGACTCTTCTACAAAGAACGGCGGAACATAAAAGGCTATGTTTGAGGACAGAGCATCGTTTCCTATGCCGTTGGACCCGCTTATCCTTAGCTCTTCGTCTGATATGAAGTAACGTCTCAGAACCAAATCATGAACTTCAGCTTTCAATGGATTATTGAAAGTAAAACTTTCAGGAACGTCTCTAGAAGAATCAGATGACATCTGCTCCAAGCCGTATCGAGCAGAAGGAAGTTGACCGAAGAATAAACTCTGGGCAGAGTTTCCTGTATTGCTTCCTTGATAGAAATTTCCTAAACAAAGAACGTCAGGATTTTCAGAAGACGTGAAAGCCTTCGGCATTATAGTTCCAGAAGGTATCACGAAATTACCCACCGTCACTCCGTCGACGACAAAGGATCCTGTTCCGTCATTTATGATGTTAGTGCCCCACCTGACAACAACGTGATGCCACTTATTCCTTCTCAGCGAATTGTCGCTCGATAAGAAAACAAGATCATAAGGATAATTTCCAGGTGTCGCAGAGGTTGGTGAATAGTCTGCACTGTGACTCAGCTGAAGTTTTAGCCTAAAACCATCAGGATTTCCATTGTAGTCCTTTAGAGAACCTGTGACCAAAGACAATGCGTAGCTAGAGGATAAATGAAAGACGGTGCCTGCAACGTACTCGGTACCTTTTAGTGACTCCGAGCCGTACCTTGGATTAATGTAGAAATCAAAACTAAAAGCGCCAGAGAGACAGTATGACCCGGAAACATAACCTACGTGTTCTGGGTCTGAGTCGCCAACAGAATTAGGATAAAGTATGACTGAATTGTCTGGGAGCTTTGCGTTTCCATTTTCATAAGACGAGAAGAAATTGAGACTGTTGTAATTTGTATATGCCCAGTCTGCTAGAGGATAGTCGCATCTATAGTGAGTCATTAAAACATTTTTAATGTTGCTCTTTATTGATGTTCGTCTTGTGTATTGCGTCGAAGGAGTCAGTCTTTCGACATTAAGAACTTGCGTTCTCTTTGTGGGAGTTTTCTGCACGAGATCAAGGTAGGTAGATACCGATCCATCTATAGACAACCCTAAGGACCGATTGGTTCTAGATTTGTTGTTTATCTCTTCCCAGGATTCGTCAAAACCCGCATCTATTACGGCATTCAAATTAGCTTCATTGAATGCAAACGTCTGCGTAGTGTCTTTCTCGAAAGACGACCTTCTTGGAAAGACATTTACGGAACCAGTCACACCAGAAGAACTAGACACGTAGTGACGACTTGGAGTCGTCACCACTGTGAATGATTCTATGTCACTCTTGTTGACTCTGATTACTGACATGCTTAACTAACTATAAGGACTCTGATTTGACCAGACATCAAATAATGCCTCGATGATTAAGACTATCCTTGTCGAGAAGAACGTACGCGCAGATGTCGTGCTCAGCGCAGTACTTTTTTCCAGCCACTGAAGTTCTGATTGTACGCTCTGCGAGGTGGAATTCTTTGGGTTTGACCTCCCACATCTCGGTCTCTCCGCTCCAGAAATCGATAATGAAGTCAGGGACATACCAGCGTTTGTTGCCGCTGTAAAAGTACGGAATTCGAACCGACTCGTAGTGCCATGTTAACACTCCGTCACAGGAATCAAGGTACTTCATCACTGCTTCTTCCCAGCTCGAACGAAAAAAATGACTCTTGGAAGTTTTCGTTGATATATACCAACCTTTTTTGTTTCGAGTTCCGTATGATTTAAACCTACTCTCGAGGATCGCAGTCGACTTCTTTTCCGACATCTTAGAACGCGACTCTTCAGAGTGATTTCGGCCAAACATGCCATTGTTCTTTCCAGCTCGCTTTTCTCCTTTAGAAACATCACTCAAGCGCTTTCGGGTGTCTTCGGTATGATGCTTTCCAAGCCAGTGTTTCCACTTTCCTTCGGAGACGAGCGACGAGATAGTCTCCTTTGCTTTCGCTCGAGACTCCTGAGAGTTCATGGCCTCGATGGCGGATTGACATGTCTCGGGGTGTTCTCTCTTGTATCTCCCTCGACACTTATTATCGCAGAAGTGCATTGTGCTTCTTTCGTATCTACTCTTGGATCCCTCGTTGCATTTACCACAGGCCTCACACTCCAGAATGTAGACGATGCTTTTACGATTTGTATCAAAAGAACGGCGTTCGAAGATCTCGATTAGCATCGTCTATAACTATTCTTAGATTGGAGGTTAGCAACGACTAAAAATCGAGCCTAACTCTGAATGTGAGGTCTCTTCCAGGATTCTTTTCGACTGGTCTGCTCAGTTTGGCGACAGCAACAAGACCGCCTGTGTTGTCATAAAGACCTATCGTTGTGACGTAGGCAAAAGGCTCCTGAACTTCGTCAGGAAGAGCAGGATCATAGACTGTAATTCTTCCCTTAAAGTCTCCGGTTGTTTCAACATACGTTGGATTGGATGAGTAGTTGAAGTCATCAGGAAGCGCTCTGCAGAATATGAGAGAAGAGTTGATGTTCGTAACATTTTGGAACGTTATTGCTGTCAAAGAATCGTTTCCAAATCTGGTGTAGCAGAAGTGGTCGAGAACGTCATCCATGCTACCTGAAGTCAAAAGGTCGGGGACCAGTTTGGCTTTCCCGAAAGTCTCAGTTCCTACACCGCCCAATGTTGTAACTCCAAGAGGATGCATCGCTGAAATCGTGCCAGATACAAACTGGGATCCTGAAGTTATTTTTTCAATGTCTAGAACAGCAATTCCTGAGTCGTAATAAACCAAACCAACGGCTCTAGAAGTCTGTGACGAGTCTACGAGATAGCCATATTGACCACCAAGGTCAAAGTATCTCGAGTCAGAAGACCCTATGTCTGTGAATATCGTTGATCCTGAGGTTGAAGTTCTATAGAGATTTGGAACTCCATCAGTGACAACAGAAGGTGGAACATCTCCTTTATCAGGAGAAGTAAAAGTCCTATCCACGTATGACGCAGAAGTAAAGAACCTCATTGCAAACGTCTCTCTCTTGATCTGATCTCTTGCAAAGAGTCTCTTGAAGGCTATAAACAGAGCTGCGTCTATTTCTTCAGAAGAAGGAGAAGTTGAGGTTGTATCGTTAGGAAGCTTGAACATAGCAGTTCTACTTCCCAGAAGTGTCTGAGCAAACTGACCGTATATGTCGGTCTTCTCTCTCATCATGAGAGAACTACTTGGATACAAATATTTTCCTGATGTATCCTGACCCGTGGATGTCTTCGAAGTATAACCGTCAACGTTAGTCGTGTTATCTCCGAGAAGAGCGTCAGGAGGCGCCATTCCAAAAGTTATGTCAAATATAGGATTTGCAGTCTGCAACGTAAAGTCTTGATCGTAGACTGTCTGGAATAGAGAAGAAGTTACACCGGGTCCGACGCCTCCTGTGACGAAGACTTGATACTTTCTTCTGGACACTGAAGAACTTATGTCTTCTTGCAAGACGTCGATAAGCTGATTGAGAAAAGACCTTGTGGTCTTCTTGTCTGACTCTAGAATCTCTTTTGTCGTTGCCATATTAGTTTAAATCCATGTCAGGTTAGTGTTGCTCTATAAGTCACAGGAATGTCTATTGAGCAACCATGTCTCTCACCAGTGACTGTAATGTAACTGGTTATTTGCCTGTCGCTCGCGCTTATCTTCTTTCCGTAGATAGAAAGTGTAGTATTGTCTATATTCTTTGCTCTGACGGCAAAGGATATCGAAGTTTGAGAATTTGAGTCCGTTGAAAAAGTATACACAGCAGTCCTGTTAGGATCACCTGTGTTGACAAGATTCCTCGCTATGTTAGGCTGTGTAAGAGTTCCACCTTTAGGAGAATCGATCGTAAAGAATCTATCAGACACCTTTATCTTATAGATGGTCTGAATTAGCTCGGCAGGAACGCCTTCACCTGAGACCGACCCAAAATTGAGATTGACAACAACAGTTGCGGAAAGATTCTGACCTTTCTGTATTGACGGCGTCGAGCTACCTAGCGATAGAGTCGGGAGATAAGAAGTTGACAACGTACTTCCTGTATTCTCGCGGCCGATCAGCTTGTATTTCAAAGCAATGTTAGGATTGGTCAGTGCCTCAAATATAGGAGTGTTCTTCTCAATCTTCTCCTTACCGACTGTTCTTCCGTACTTCTTTATTATGCCGTAGTCAACTTCATCATCACCTAAAGAGTAATGAGTGATGTTGAAAGCGCTATTAGCAGCCGCTAACCTCTGACGACCGTAGTCTGTCAAAACTGCATCCAATATAATGTTGTTCGTAGAGAGATCGAGATATCCCATATGTCCTCGAGAATGGCCTTATGTTGCTTAATTATGATAACTTATTTTTTTTGTCTACAATTCGTTGTTACTGTACATAGCGTATCAGACTGTTAAATTCGTAGAATCTTTAACATCAATTCTCAAAAGATTTGTTTTTTGATTGTCAAGATTGATAAGCTGAAGGAGATAATAAGGTGAGCTGTTGACAGAAGTCTGTGCTTCTACAATCTTATACGTTCTATTTCTTTCATCTTTGACCTTTAAGTATTCTGGTGTGAAGAACACCTGAAGCTGTCTACTGTTGTTTCCTGAAACACTTATCACATCTTTAAAAGCGTCCAACTTTAATGTCATATTCGGATACTGTCTTGGCGCTCCTGAATCACAAACTACTTTGGTAACGAGTCTGTTCTTGTAAGGATCGAAAGTTACGTGATGTTGAGAAGAATAGTTTGAAATCATTCCATGCGCATCAATGCTGCAAAAAGCATAGATGTACTGAGAAGAAACAAAGAACTCAGTGTCGACGGTAAAGTCTTCATCGACATGTAGATAAACAGGTCGCGAAGTTGTCTCATCAGGACTCTGTGCGTGAACCAAGAACTTGTCCTCAGGAAGCATGTTGTCAATATTATTAGCATCGACTCTCTCTCCCGTCTTGTATCTTCCGTCTTCTCCAGGTCCATATTTGGAAGTGTCGAATCCGTATTGAGCAATAAGCTCAAAAGGTTCTTTGATCGTCTTGCGTCTGAAAACTTGAAACTGCTTTATATCGACCTGAGGATTAACAGGAGTATCCCAATAAATTCTGAGATTTCTCTTGTTGTAGTCAAATATAAATTTTATGTCGTTTGGAGCAGGAGGAGGAGTGTGCTCATAGCACTCGACAGGTGTCGATATCGGTCTAGAGCTGACATATACAGTTGAAACTTCAACAATTGTTCCTGAATCATCATAAGTTAAGATGTTTGTAGATGCGACAGTTCTAACAGAATAAACATAAGTTTTTCCATAAAGGACTGTGTTATCGACAAGGCTAGTGTTCTGTATGTCTTCGACGTAGAAAGTATTGTCTTTCTTAAAAGTAGACTCATTGCTTAAAACATATCTGTCGACGACGTAACCTAAGAGACGTGTAGGTTGAGTCAAACTTGGTGTTGTTAATTTAAAACATTGAGAAATTACAGGATCTATTCTCTGTTTATTACTAGTCCTACCTAAATTTGACAAACCTTCTGAGTAAGAAACTTGAATATTTTCAAGTGTATCTTCGTTTTTCTTCTCTGGTGAATCTTTAAAGATATCGGGGGCGACGAGGCTGTTTATCTTCACGCTTAGAGACAATGATCTCGTTAACGACCTCAGCAAGTCGTCCTTATCATTTGGTGTTCCATCTTCGTCATAAACTCTAAGACCAAGAGAACTCTGTGGAAAGTCTACAAGTTTCGTGTACGTTTCAGACAACTCATTCATATAAGTCTGGAACTGTGTGTCGTCTCGAGAGTCTGAGGTCGACGCTGTCTCTTGTATCTGATACTTTGCCATCTTAGAGAGGCTTTCGGCATCATTTCTAGTTATTCTGCTGTAGTTCTCAAGGTCAGTAGATCCTTGTTCTATTGCGTCGACGTTTGAAAAAGTGTGATTAATGTACCCAGGATTAAAAAAGTTATCCTCGGAAATTATCTTGTCTTTGTTGGCCTCTATGGACAGGATGTTTTGACGTGTCTGCTTGGAATTGTCTTGAATAATTTCAGGCGAAGAAATGGGAGGAGCGGTCCACTTTAATGTTACGTACCGAGGATTTTTGCTCAGAGGCAAATCGTTTCTCGGACTTGGCGCTATTCTCTCATCAACTTTGTAGAAGTTGTATGTAAAATCTAAGACAAGATCAGAAACTTCGGGTATGTTTGTTTCTACCAAAGAAACTGAAGGATCAGAAGGTTTACTCTTGGAATACCTGAAAGACTTCCCAATGTCTTCTTGAGGAACTCCTAAGATAGGATTTATTTTCCTAAAAGAATCGACGGATACGACACTTTGTTGAAGTGCTGACACGTTCCTTAGTTGATTAGGATTCGACATTTATCCCTCGTACTCCTGTGTATAGTCAAAAGGCTCTACTGTGACAAAATATTCATCCATTGAGACATCACCCAAGCCAGTGTTTCTCAACTTAAAAGGATTCTCAAGCTCGTTGTTGTCATTGTAACCTCCGGTGACGACTCCCAATTCCTTGAGAGTATTTAGCGTCTCTTCAGATGTAATTGAATTGTCTATCACAAAGTCATCTGGGTCTACTATGATTGTAAAAACTCTATCGAACTTCTTAGGATAAGTGATGCGTCTCCTATACAGGTTTGTATCAGACATCAAAGTCTCATTAGCAAAATAAGTTCTTATTGACTTATCCATGGGTATTACGTAAGTTTTTTGTGCCTCATTAGCATTTCTCAAAGTAGTTGTTCTACTCAAGAACTTCGGTTTATTGACAGGTATTTGAAAGGATTGTCCGCTCACAGGATCAAAAAACTGGGCAGCGACAAAATTCGATCCTGTGTCACCCGTCTGTAATGAATCTGTTAGAGAACTTTCTCTCACCAGAGACAAATATCGATTATATTGAGTCTCAACATTCTCTAGTGTGTTCGTGAGCTGAGAATAATTGATGTAACGTGTCTCATCAAATTTGCAGTCCGTAAACCATCTCAAATATTCTTCAGAAAGAAAGCTTATTGAATGGTTGGCATATATTTCTAATTTTTGCCAGTCAGCAAGAAAGTTACCGTATATGCTTTCTGGAAAAGCTTCAGAGTAATTCTTGTGAAGTCTAATTTCTCCGTTAGGAAGCACAACTTTGCTTGGCAATCTCAAGAGATTAAAGTCGCTATTGTAGAAAGACTCAAAATCCCAATTGCTGATGACCCTAGTGGGAAATCTATTCATGTCAAAGAGATAAGTCTTTGGCTCAAAAACTAAGTCCGGGTGGAGCCTGTCTATTCTAAAGAGTCTAACTCTTACCAAGCCCTGTGATGCTCCTGCTGTTCCCTCTCCTGCAAGTCTAGTAACTGATCTTATTCTCCTATTGAGTTTTGCAGGAATTCCTACGGAGAGAACTCTCTTATTCACACCTTCTTTAGGCAAGAAATTATTGTTCTTAAAATAAGGAGACAACATCGTATATGACACAAGGTCGGTCTCATTAACGGGCAAAAGATCAGTGAATTTTTCTGGAAAATTACCAAACGCAGGTATTGATCTTAATTTAGACTCAGTGTCCGACGATCTAGAGATTCTGTCTGAAATCTCTGACATTGTGTATCTTGTCATTTTGACTTGCTCATCTGTGAGCGTCATGTTGAGAAGAGACAGCTTTTGCTTTTCTGAGAGACTTCCATCTTGATCAAAAAGTGTTTTGACTCTATTGAGGTGTTGCTGAAAGTTTCTGTCTAGAAAGTCTCTAAGAGCTCCCGCAGTTACGCCAAGATCAAAGAGATATCTGCGATAGACGGAGACTTGTTTTGTGATAAGTTTCTCTTCAGCCTCGTAGAAGCTTATTATGTCAGAGAGTTTTCTTAAAACTCTACTAAGAGGTTGATTTTTTAAGATCCGAGGCGCGTTATAGAATGAATTTAAGTCTATACCAACATTAGATGTAGTTATAAGACCCTGCTCAGTTACGATAATTGATTGCGTAGCATCAAAGCTTCTGTCTGTTATTTCTTCTTGAGAATAAGTTGTGGTCGTATATCGATTTGTTGCGCTTCTCGTATATTCAACAGAGTAAGCTCCCATTAAGTCTTGAGGAACCTGAAGTGATATAATTTTTAAAGCAAGGTCGAAATAGCTGTATGCGTATGCAAGCCTCTGCACGCCTGAATATGCAGTCTTTCCGTTGACATATAAACTCGGGCTAGAATAAGCAAATTTTAAAATATCTGTAATCGTTACCCAGAGACCTGTTCCTGCTGATAGATTAAAAACTCTTTCTTTTACAGCATCTCTATACTCGTTTTCGAGATTTGCAAAGTTATATTGAGCGTTTGCTCTAGCATCAATGCTTCGAGATTCTTCAGTGACATCTACGTTATCAAGCTTTCTCTTGCTAATATTACCTATGGCAAAAGGAAAAGTTGTTGCAGAAAGCGTCTCTCCAAATAGATTTTTTGGGTCGATGCCCACATTCACAGAAGTCAAAAGAGAAACTATTCTTCCCTTTAGCTCTTTGTCTAGACGAGACTTTTCATTACCATCTGGTGCAAAAGTCTGATTCATAAGCCAGAGAAATAAAGTGGTCTTTAGACGGCTACCAATGGCAGTGTAACCTAATTTGGGAGAAGATGCAGCTTTACAAACGAGAGAAGCAAGTCTAATCCCTATGGACTCGCTAGAATTTGCTTCTCTCATAACTTGATAATTGAATCCCGTTATAGATGGATACTGAGGGTCGGCAATATAAAGGTATTTTTGATAAGTTGTTCCAACAATTGAAAGCTTCTGTATTAGTCCATCAAGAGTGAGTAAATTGTCTGTGTTTCTCTTGTTGTATGTTTCTGTGTAGCTAACGGTCTGATTACGTCTACTCACATCGTATCCCATAACGTCCAAAACGGTGTGTGTAGCTTCACGAGCTGTCTGTGTCTTGTCAATTAGCTTATCAAGCCGTGTCAAGTCAAAAGTAACACCATTAGAAGTATTGAGAGAGCTGTCAATATAGTAGAAAGATCCTGGTGTTATGTCAGAATTCTCTACATAGTTGTCCTCTAAAGTCAAGACATTAAAATGGGCCCCATTCTCTCCTTGAATGTACTCTTGAGAAAAACTTACAAGAGAATTCTTGTCGCCAGTAGGCTCTCTCACAGTGTCGAGAACAGACTTTGGAAATCTGCCTACAATATGATCCCAGACTTGAAAGTTGTCTCCTGTTTCCGAAGGAACGTATCCGTACCTTGAAGTCAGATCTGAAGTCTTTTGTCTGTCTGTCATGAAAGAAGAATAGGACGCTTCTTTAAAAAGAAAATTTGATATGATGCTAACGTCTCTTCCAGACTCTTCATAAGGCTTTAAGATGCTCTCAGAAAAAAACTCAACATCTCTCTTGTTTCCAACAGAATATGAGAAAGCAAGATTGACGTACTGTTTATCTGAGAAATCCAACATCTTTGTGATGTTTGAGTCTATCATGTCAAATTTGTAGAGATCCTTCTCTTCTGGTAGATCGTTATAGTATAAGTTGAGCCAGATTCTCTTTGTATTTTTGGGTGCTCCCTCGACGTCAGATATGAGATAGGGGTCACTGTCATTTGAAATATTATTTCTGTCCATATTCTGTGAGACAAGACTGGGTGTGTGGGTCAATAAGGACTTCTTGAGTTCCAAGAGAGACTGTTGCCACATTTTTGTCTCTGAGAAATTGACTATGTTTCTTGAAGAGTAACCTCCTTTCTTTAAAATTTCATAGAGACTTCCCATAGGCTCAGAGTCAGAATCTGTAGACCCAAATTTAGGAATTACATAAGCGCTAATATTCATTGACTCATGAGCGCTGTTAACCAGTCTCATCAACTGAGTTAGAAAACTGTTCTCGCTCCTGATGTAATCTTTTAGATTTTCTTTGCTCGAACTGACAGCAAGCTTGACGTCTTCGCTCTGATTTAAAAGTTC